AAAAATTATTAAGGAAGAAAGATGTATAAACCTCTACCGGATTCATTAACGATAAAACAGAGTGGAATCAATGGCTTAGGACTCTTTGCCAAGGAAGGCATGGCTCAGGGCACGAATCTAGGAATGTGTCATCTGAAGATCGGAGATACTATATTCAGAACTCCTCTCGGAGGATTCATTAATCATTCGAATGAAGCGAATTGCGTCAAAGTTGAACTGCGTATGACCGCTGAAGATATCAAGGGCCACGCGTATAACTACAAGAAATGGAATTTAATTACGTCGCAGGATGTGAAGGAAGGAGAAGAGCTAACGGTACGCTATACATTTTACAATGTCTGATTCATTAAAAAAAATTTACGAAAAAATTTTTAAAGACGCTCTCGACTATATGGAGGACTATGAAGTACAAATGGTTGCCGCGACCTATATGGCAATTGCCATGCGTCTGTATAAAACTCATCTGGACGAGAAAAGTTTTCTCAACATGATCCGCACGGTTATGGAAACCGAAGTCGAACCTTATGAGAAACCTAAAAGGATGCTACACTAATGGGGCGATCGAATAATAGTTTTACAGGTTGGGTTTCTCCTATTGATGTTGCAGGAGACCGAATTAAAGAACCCGAAGAGCATCTTTTCATCGCTATTCTTTGGCAAGCTGCCCACGACGCCTTCTCAAAACATGTAGACAAGATCGAACGAGATTCAGCGAGAAGCTTTTTTCTGGGAAAAAGCGAAAGATTCAAAGAAATTTGTGAATGCGCAGGACGCAATCCTCAATACGTACATGAAAAAATAAGAAAACAAATTTTAAAGAAAAATGGCTGGAATATGACAGTATCCTGCAATGTTGACGGACACACCCGGTCCTATCGAAACACACATAAAGGCAAGAAGCGAGGACCTAAACACAGTTTAAATGGAGCAAAATATGGCAGACCAAAGGAAATCTTATCACTATAAACTAGGAAGAATGATCGCTAAAGTTAAAACAGAAACCAAGTGGCGCGATATCTTCAAGATTGTTGGAGAAGCACAAAAAAGCTAAGGAAAAATGGCCGATAAAAAAGCGATACCCTACATGATGTTCCGCTGGGGACCATGCCTGGTGAAATTTCAAATATCCGAAGAGAACAGAAAACTGTTCCTCGAGGAAGCAAAACTAAGCACAAAAGACTGGTCCAGTCATCTTGCCGGTGTCAATATCAAGGAAGTTGCTTTCAGGGACTACAAGAAATTTGAAAAATTTTTCAGCAGCGCCTTTGAAATTTATAACGACGCCCTGAAGAAATGGACGGGTAGCAAGGATGATGATTTTAACGAAAAGTACCAACTTAATGTCCTCTGGGCTAATTTTCAAAGACCGGGGGACTTTAACCCGCCTCACGATCACGCGGATACTCTGTCTTTTGTTATTTTTCTGGATGTGCCCGACAAACTCATCGAGGAAAATAAAGCCTATAAAGGAAGATCGGCAGGTCCCGGAGGACTGACTTTCATCTACGGAGATGGAACACGGGAAGCGGTCACGCACCACTCCTTCGTCCCTAAAGCAGGTGATATGTACATTTTCCCTGCCTGGTTGAAACATTGGGTCTATCCATTCAAGAGCGACTGCACACGGATCTCGGTATCGGGAAATGTCGTTAATGCCATAAAAATTAAAAATTTAGTTGACAAGCAGGTATGATGTAGGATAATGTAGTAAATAGAAAGTAGGTGAGAAATATATGAGTACAAATACACAAACCACTGCCTATAAGATCAAATATTATTCTAGATCAGACGGCAAAAGAGTCAATCGACCTTATAATCCTGAAAGACAGTATGAATTTGTCGCGAAGAACGGCAACTTAATCAAATGCTATTGGGATGAAACAAAGGGTGACTGGAGAAGATCTATTATGGAAAACATCGTCTCTATTAAACCGGCTAAAGCCAAAAAAAAGAAAGGAAAATAAATGGATAATAAACCTCTGAAAAGACTCCAAGAAGAGATCAAGGATATGAAAGCTAAAGCTAAAGTTTATTTGGCAGGTCAAACTAAAAAACTCAAAGATTTAGAGAATAAAGTCAAGGATCATTTAGCCTATAAGCAATTAATCCTTTCTGCTTTAAAATCAAACTATAAACCAGAGAACATTGTAGAAGGTTTAAAAATCGTCGCTGGACACATTAAAGCCAAGAACTGGTCGATGGTCGACCGTATCGGCGGCCCTTCCGGCGATTTAGAGGCACGGGGTGCATGCCCTATATGCCATATCAACTTAACAGGAAAGAATCTTCGTCCCCGGGAAATCACATTTCCTTGCGGGGTCGCGGGTTGTCCTTTCGAAAAACATGCGAACTAATCTATCTAAAAAACATGGAATCAAAAATAAAGGTATAAAGGTAGAAAAATTCTTCCCGAAAGTTTTACCTAACACTTATTTATTATATCTTACAGGAGGAATTCATCCTTTTCATGAAGTAAAGGGCGCTGCGCCCCGGTATCATCAGAAAATATGGCCATGCATTAAACGCGTTCACTGGCCGGTAAGAAATGATCGGGCTTATAAATGGAGACAAAAAGGTAATAAGCAGGAACAAATGTTTCTTAATCTAAGTGGATCAGGCTATCCTTTCACCAATCTTTCCAGATCAAATAAACGCACAATGAGACCAAAAAATAAAAAGCCACTCAAAACATATCAAACTCAATTTATATTAATGCATCGTTTAGTTGCCTTAGCCACTATGCCCAATCCTGAAAATAAACCCCAAGTTAATCATATCGACGATGATCGCACCAATTTTCTTCCTGAAAATTTAAAATGGGGGACGGATAGGGACAATAAACTTGGAAGCCGCGGTAAAAGTATTCAAACCATGGAAGAAAAATATCATAGCTTTCAAACACACGGATGGATCAAAGGATGAGAACTAACGCTTCCCTCCAGTCCCGGAAAAAAGAGAGAATTCTTAAACTGCGAAGTTTAAATTATACTTATCGCGAAATTCAGGAAGCCATTCCAGGACTAAGCAAAGGATCCATTTCCTATCATTGCGGCGAAGGCCAAAAGGAAAAGAGCCGCGAGGTCAACCGAAAAAGGCAGGAAGGCATTTGCAGCAAGGTCCACGGATTTATTTACGACAAGAGAAAACCTTATAAACCTCCTATTTATAAACTTGGAGAGATACGCAAAAAAGCAAGAGGCTTTATCTACGGTGTCCACGTAAGGAGCAAAAAAGCAACGTACAAAGCGAATAAAGATATGTTAAAACATCCTATACAAAGGGTCTGGACTTACATTGGCAAAGTTTTCCCGGGCATCAAGTCTGAAAAAGAACCGATTCCCGCCGTGAATCAATGGACGGGAGAACCTGATTTTGAAGATGGCAAACCACTGGTGTATCCCTATATGCGCTGCAAGCTATGCGGAGAAGTTCGTAATGCCAAAGGCAACGACGTGCACGCCGACCATATCGACGGCGACCGGCTTAATAACCACATTGATAATTTCTCCTTTGTTCATGGTGACTGCAATTACATGAAAGGTCAGAAGATCTACAAACAGTTTTATGAAAAGATATGTAAAATTAAAACGAATTTAGAAAAGTATATAAAATACTGGAACAAGGAATTATGAGATGGGGCGGAAGCGTTTACATCGGGATGACGGTCTCGTTAGCAGTTGCGGTGGCTTCCCAACCTCTTGATTTTATTAGCACCGCAACGGCGTCCGTCTGACATTATGAAAGACTATAGAATAAAAATTACCATACGAAACGAGAGACTTTTATCAGTCATGGAAGAGAAGGGTCACGAAAGCGTTGCTGCTTTTTGCAAAGCTTACGGACTCAGCGCCCCTTTTGTACGCGATATTATCAACGGGAGTAAGCCTCCTTTAAACCGGAACAAGGACTTGTTTCCTGCGGTTAAAGAACTATTGGATATTTTAAGCTTAACGGTGGAGCAAGCGTTCACGTCTCGACAGCTCCAAGGCTTTAGAAAGCATAGCTTCGAGGTCAAGGTTGAGGAAAAACAATTAAAGCAACTGGTTGACCCTGTCCGTAACCACGAAATGCTGATAATGGAGAAAGATACGGGTAAAGCACTGAGGGAAATATTAAAAGGACTTTCTCCACGTTATGAAACTGTCGTCAGAATGCTGCATGGTATTGATCTAAAGACCGAGTGTACTTTTGAAGAAGTGAGTCTTCGTTTTAATGTCACTCGAGAACGTATTCGACAGATGTACGAAAAAGCTCTGAATCAAATGTCTCATCCTAAAAATCTAGAAAAACTTCAGCAAGCTGGAATGAAAGATGTCTATGGTATTTCTAAAAATAGAAGAAAAAATGGAAGAATACCGCTCAAGGACTGGAAAAACATAATGCTAAGATAATTAAAGAAACAGAGAACCATGAAGTGGAATAAAAAATACAAGTGCAGTAAATGTAATATTATTAAATCTTTTACAGATTTCTATATAAGGAAGGAGAGTGCTAAACCTAGAGGTGAATGTAAAAAATGTCATTTAGCTGTAAAAAAAATTTATTATAATAATAATCGTGAAATTTTAAAGGAAAAGGGTAAAAAAAATAGATTACTCAATGCAGAATATTACCGAGCGTACGATCAAAAAAGATGGAGAGAAAATCCTGAGAGAAGAAAAAATAAAAAAACTTGGAGTCAAAATCACTATTATCGTAATCAAAAAAGAATTACCGCTAGACATGTGGCTAGAGCAAACGCCCGATATAAGGAAGACCCTCAATTTAAAATGAGACTGTGTTTATCTAATAGAATTCTTAAAGTTATCAAAAAAAATGTAAAAAGTGCTAAAACTGAAATACTAATTGGCACTTCTTTTAAAAATGCTAAAAAACATCTTGAACGTTTATTCCTTGATGGCATGAGTTGGGAGAATCATGGTAAATATGGATGGCACATTGATCATATTAAACCATGTTCTAAATTTGATTTAACAGATCCAATTGAACAAAGAAAATGTTTTCATTATACTAATTTACAACCCTTATGGGCTAAGGACAATTTAACAAAATATAATAAACATGAACCAGGAAGAAATTGAAAAAAGGCTATGGTATAATTTAAAGGAATGGAATTTAAGGAAAACTATGAAATGGAATAAAAAATTTACGTATCCGTCGTGCACCAGGTCCCTGATCCAGGGGAAACGTCACTACGACGTTAACCACGAAAAATTACCGAGTGTCACGACCATCCTGGCCGAGACGCAAACGAAAGAGAAGAGAGAATCTTTGCAGGCGTGGCAGGAGAGGATAGGAAAGGAGAACGCCATACGGGTCAGGGACCAAGCTGCAGCGAGGGGAACGATGATGCACTCGTTTCTTGAGGACTATCTCGCGGGGAAAAACCGGGTGGATCTTACCGACATGGGCAAAGAAGCACGGATCATGGCCCAACAGATTATCGAACAAGGGCTCACGGACCTAAATGAAATATGGGGAAGTGAAGTGACGCTTTACTACCCGGAACTTTATGCGGGGGCCACGGATGTCGTTGGCATTTATGATGGTCAAGAGAGTATTTGCGACTTCAAGCAATCGAACAAGCCTAAGCGAAGAGAGTGGATTGGAGACTATTTCTTGCAGCTTGGAGGATACGCCATGGCTCATAATCACATTTATGGCACGAAAATCACCCAAGGTGTCGTTTTGATATGCACAAAAGACAACCTTTTCCAGCGTTTTGTGACAGATGGGTCAGAATTTGTGACCTATCAGCATGGGTTTTTGGAAAGAGTTAGTCAATATTATGACAATCTTGGCAAATCTGTGTCTAAAATGAGGCAGAAATAAGGCAGACTTCCTATATAAGGATTTTTTGAAAGTAAAACAGTTTTTATTTTTTTTTTTTTTCAAAAGTAGACGTTACAATGTTACAATTTTAAATTATTCAATGATATCAATGGTTATTTAACGATTTTTTGTAATTTTAAGGCATTACAGAGAAACTACAGACGTTACAATATCAGAAAAAACCCCTAGTTTTGCTTTCACAAATATGTTTTTTAAAAGTTTTGATTTACTTTTAAAATATCCTTATATGAAAAGATGACCGAAGAGAATTTCTTTGATATGTTCAACCGGATACACAACCCGGACTACTACTATGGCAGACAGAAAACCCAAAAGAAGAAAACCGAGAAGAAAAAAGAAACTCGTAAACGCCACACAATCAAACGACATCCCGTTTTCAAAGTATCGGATTGAATGGTGTGATATCCTATCAGATTCAGGATGGGCCACTGACAAAGAATTTCATAGAATGAAACTGGCATATCCTGTTAATGAAGGTTGGTTATTTTCTAAAGATAGACATCACGTAAAAGTATTTGCATCCTACGACAAAGATGCCGACACTAAGGAAATTACGTTCGGTGATAGAACAATGATTCCTTGGGCTTGCGTTAAGAAGATGATTAAGTTAGATTAATGGATGAAGCGGAGTTCGGTGTTGACGATATTAGTGAAGAACAATACAACAAGCTTCGACTTATAGAACAGGAGGAAAGCATGGCTAAAAAGAAAAAAGCTAAGAAGAAAAATAAAAAGAAAAATAAGAAGAAAAAGAAAAGATAGTGAAAAAGTTAATTAAGAAGATAAAGAAGATTATGGCTGAAATAGATAAGATTGAAGCTAAAGAAGAAACACTTCGAGAAGATCTTTCTGAAGCTATTGACGAATTAGAAGAGAACGAAGACTAGGATGTGGAATCCGGATCGGATTTTTGTGGTGGCGATGGTAATTTTTTTTCTGTCGATGCTGTATTTTTTGACTTTGATTCCTCAGTAACTGTTTTCAAGGGCCGTAAAGATTTACCGTTGAGTCTTAACTGCTTTTGTTTCTTCTTAACATCAGCAACATCAACTTTTCCTTCAAGAATAGGAGCGTATTGATCGATGATTTCTTTCATCCGTGCTTCGAGTTCCTCGGTCGAAAGGTCATCCAGCTTACCGGTCCTTATAATTTTTTGCTCTATATAAAGTCCTGCTGCCTTACCTCTAGCAACTTCAGCATTAACGGCTGCGGACCAAGCTCCTTTTTTAAGGGCATCAATTCTAATTTTAGCGAGTTCTGATATGTGCCGTTCAAACGTTACCGCGTATTTCTTTTGATATTCTTCTCGTAACTCACCAATATATTTAACGACGAGTGGAAACCTTTTTGGATTCTGTAGCTCGCTGGCCCTTACTCGTGCCGAGTCGTGTGCATAGCCTGCATTTCTAGCGCATTCTTCACCATTCATCCGACCTTCATTAGTTACGATTTCGTGGGCAAATTTCATTTGCATTTCTGTGAGTTTTTTGGGAACGCCCATAGTTGACATTTAAAGTAACATACCATAAAAGTCAATGAGTGATTAATGCTACGTTAATTAGACAGGTATTAGATAAATTCTTGAAGGCGGAGACCGTTAAGAGCGCCCGGATACAGGTGATGACTTCCGACGGTGTTTTTCATGATGTTAAGTCAATGAAACTTATGGAAAATAGAATTATTGGTTGTAGAGAAACACACCGGATTGTTATTGAAGTTATTCCTGAGCATGCTCCAATGGGCAAAGTTACCAAAGACTTGGGTGGGTTGATACTATAATGGACTCAACGGTACTATTCGAATCAATCATTTATCGCCAGGAGATCCCTGAATATTTAGAGAAAGTAAATAGTGTTTGTAACGAGTATGTTATGGAAGCCCGTAAGGAATCTAAAAAAGAAATTAGAGAGAAAGAAAAGAAATATGGTGTCGCCGTTGGAGATCATGGCATGTCTTATCACTCCCAGGGCAAGATTTATCAGGATGAAAGACTGCACGAGTTTGAACTGTTGGTCAGGTCTACTGCGAAAAATGTATTGGAATCTCAAGGTTTTGATCTGTCCGGTCACCAGCTGGATTATACGGAGATGTGGGTGCAGCAGTTCGCAGATCGAGGGGGTGGTCACCAAGAGACGCATGTGCATTGGGATAATCATATCTCTGGTTTTTATTTCTTAAAATGTTCGGACAGAACGTCTGTTCCGGTTTTCCATGATCCGAGAGCCGGGAGGATGATGCTTAATCTTCCCATCAAAGACCATACGAAACTGTGCTATGCTATGGAGAGACAAATTATTCGACCCAAGCCCGGAACGTTACTAATGTTTAATTCTTACTTGCCTCATGAGTTCAAAGTTGATAATGGTATTGACGCGTTTCGATTTATCCATTTTAATATTAAAGCGACCCCGAAGTAGTTTCCTCGACAAATGCCTAAACCAGAAACTAAATTTTGGCATGAGCTTAAAAGAATTACACCACAAATTAAATGGACAAGGATTGAAAATACTAGCGTCGCTGGCTGTCCTGATTTGTTGGGTTACAATGTTAATGGCTACTTTTTCACTGTTGAATTAAAGGTTGCTAACGGCAACAAAGTTCGCCTGTCGCCGCATCAAATATCATTTCATATTCGTCACCCCAAAAATACTTTTATTCTGGTGAAAACCAAAGACGATTGTCGCCTGTACGTTGGTGAACAGGTGAAAGAACTTCTCGCCTGTGGCTGTTCGCTTGCGCCTGTCGCTTGTGGGTGGAAGGAAGTTCGCCTGTGGCTGAAAGATCTGGGCGGTGAGGACACCCTAGCTTATCCGTAATGGGCATTGGGGATTATTTATTTAATTTATCTTGTAGTGTGCTTTCAATACTCCAATATAATTCTTTGCCTAGTTCGGTATTCCTAGTACCCTCTTTATTTTCTGGGTCTGGCTCGGTACATTTATCGTGAAAATCTAAAATGTCTATGACATCAAAATAAATTTTATCTGCTAGTTCACACGCTAGTTGAAAGTTTTTATCACTCATACTCGCCTCTCTTTCTTTTTTAATTTATCGAAACAATCATCACATACAGCATCATAATTATTTCCCATGCATTTATGCCAACTGCCAGCACAATCTCCTTGCCAGTACATTTCTTCCCAAGTATTCACTATATCACCACAACAATCACAGACATTTAAGTCCCAATTTAATTGCTTTATATCAAAATGTTTTGGAAATTTATCTATATTTGCATATCCAAATTTTGAAAATACATTTGAATGGTATCTTAAATCTCTATCAAATTTGTATTTCATACTCGCCTGTTCCTTTCTTGGTTATAGTTCTTCATCTCTTTTAGAATAGTTCCAATGATCTGATACATCTTTTTTAAATTGTTGCACCTCATATTCTCCGTTTGCTAGTGTTTCTAATTCACCTAGTAAATCGTCTTTAGATACATTATCGCTACCTAAAAAATATTCTATTTGTTCTCTTGTTATTTTATCATTCATACTCGCCTTTCTGTTCGCCTGTGGTTTGACTTTAGTTCCCACTTTGCACCACTATATCTAGTGTGCGTTGCATTGTGGATAACTAGTTATACTTAGAACTTATATGATCTCTATACTCGTTTAAATGATAGCGTAGAGTATTAGACCATATTTCTATTTCTTCTTTTGAATATCCCTTATTACTACTTTCAGTTTGAAAGATACCAATAACATTTTCAGTAGACATCAGAACGTCATCATCACCACCATGACTTTCGCCTGTGCCTGATTGGGTAAATTCGCCTTGTTCGTATTTTTTGAGAAATTGGTTGATTAATTCGTTCATAATTTAAAGTGGTCAAGTGTAGTTATTATAACCCGTTGCAACCACAAAGTAATAACTCTTGTTTCTCGTTGGAATACACTTAACCACAGAAACTCTTATATTGTCCTTTACAATAGATGTCAAATAAAATAGAGTAAAAAAATGGATTGGACGAAAAAAACTTTTAAGCAGCTGAAGAGTGAGAAAGCTGAAAGAGTTGAGAAAAAAGGCAGTGTGACTTGTAAAGACAAAAAGTGTAATGAAATCCTTGTCCCAGATTGGACGAGTAGGATTGATAGTAGCTATTGCAAGAGTTGTTTGGATTAAACTATGGAAAAAATAATTAACGGAACGTATAAAAAAGATAAACCTAATAAAGATATTGGTTATCAAAAATGGGAAGTAAGAAAAACATACACAGTAGAAATGGAGTATAAAATTGAGGCTAAAACAAAAGAAGATGCTGAAAATCTGCTTGAAAAAGAAGAGTGTATCAAAGTTGAAGACGTTGATGGTTATGGCAAAACAATTAGCGAAAATATCACAGGTAGGCACGTCAATGATCTTGAGGGTGATGAGCCGACAGTTTGGAAAAAAATTGAGGAGTGTGTCCCTTATGACGACATAGATGTGGACACGGAAAAAAGATATTTAAACTATGAAGACCCTGATTGGACGAAAGATGATATTGAGTGGCGGAAGAATGAAGATGGAACGGATATAAATGAAAAAGTTTAGAGTGTGGGCTTATGAAACACAGGGCTATTATGTAGAAATTGAAAGTAATGGCAAAAAAGACGCAAACGATAACGCAAAAGACATAGATAGAAAAGATTGGATTATTGGCAATGATAATGAACCCTCTAGTTTTGAAATAGATAATTCACAAACGGAAGAAATAAAATGAAAAACGAGATTAAATTAGTATTTGGCGGGCATAGTTCTAACCAATGGAACGTGATTGTTTCAGATTTTAACCAAGAGTTTGATAAGTTAAAAGCTCGTTGGCGAGGTCAGGGTGTCAAGATGGAATTGAAAACGAGAAATCGTGATAGCATCTTGAAACGTATGCGAAGTACGAGGCAAACTCATTGGGATATTAGATGAAAGTAAATGTTAGTTGGAAAGATATAGATAATGGTATTGGTGGTGATGATAATAAATGTGCATTAGCATTAGCAGTAAAGAGAGCTTTTAATAAGGGTGTTGATACTACTGATGTTGCGGTTTATTATGATAGAGAAGATACAGATGAAAAAAAATTATTAATAAGAGTTGAAAATGAATACTATTCAGATGCACACATAGATAAGCATGAACATCTAAATAACTTTATAGATTGGTTTGATTTTGGTATTCTTGGTAAAGATGGTTGTGAACCATTTAAATTTAATATAGATACGTCAAAGACTACAATATGAAAGATAAACCAATAGGTGTAAATGTTTTAGATATTAAATTCTATAAGTATGATGAAGATGGAAATGATATTTTAAATGAAGATGGAACGACAAAAGAGTTTAGATTAAAAGCTATGAGATTTAAACCTCTTGAATATCTTTGTGAAGATTTAAAGATTTCAGATGTTGAAGAAATAAAGGTCAGATGAAAGATAAGGAATTTAAGGACATAACTTTAGCTGAATTACTACAATCTGATTTATCTTTAGAAGATATAGACGACATTATTGAGGAACAATTAAAAGAGAGTTGTACTCCAAATCCTAAATCCTAGTTATAAATCCTACTCGCCTGTCGCTTGTGCTTTCGCCTGTCGCCTGTGCTTTGCTTAATTAGATATAGATATATTCTTGGTGGGTTTTTCTTTTTTTCTTTATGTATTTATTCTAGTAAATATAGGTTTATCAAAATAATAGTGTTTAACATGTTTGGTATTAAAATTAATCTCAAAACCTTTATTTTTAAGTATATTTGTTAGTTTTGTGCCGTCACAATCTTCTTCAAAATAATAACAGGCATTTTCAGGATTATAAAAAGAACAATTTGAAAATTCTTTTATACCTATTCCAAACCCTTGTAAGTCATATTTTGATAGTTTTATATAGCCGTGACTTTCATTATCTATGAAAGTTAAGTTTAATTGTTGTTTCATCTTTCCTTTCCGTGACTTATAACTTCTTTTTTCTTACAGTTTTTTTCAATTATGTTATGGACGTGTAGAAAATCTAAACTTTTTAGACGTTCTTTAATCCAACCTTGTTTAATCATTCTTTCACTTGCCGTTTGCAAGAATTGGCTGCCATAACCATAAGTAAAAGGACTAGCTATCATCACATTATTTTGAGTATTTAATACTGTTACTGAGTGATAGCTGTTTCCGTTTATTTTATCTCGCCATTCTTTTGCGTGTATTACATATTTAATCATATTATTATTTTTCCTTTCAACATAATATCCTACATATATTGAAATGCTTTGCAAGTTTTTTGTACTCTAAAATTATGCTTTGTTATTGGTGGTTTTTTTGTCTTGATTATTTAATGTTATCAAGTGTTTTTGTGTAGTTTAGAACTATTCTAAAATAAAGTAATACAAAGTTATTTCTAGCAAAATCCACGTTCCCTGTTCCATGCAAAACCTTGCGAGAACCTTGTCGCCTGTGCATTGGTCCGTGAACCATGTCGCCTGTGCTTTCGCCTGTGCCTTTTTTATGGAAATTTTTTTCGCCTGTGCTTTGTCGCCTGTGCCTTGTACGTAAGATATAGATATATATATATTTTTATATTCCTTTTGATTTAAACCACAGATTAGACCATTTTTTATTCATTACATAAAGAAAAGTTCCTAATTGATGTATTTTAGTGTCAATTTTTCTTTTTCTTATCCAATAGACAGTTTTAGGTATTTTATTATGTTTTTTAAAATAGGTTTCAATTTTAGTATTTAGATTTTTTAGCGATTTAATTGTTATTTGTTCTATTGATTTTTTCATTGATTTGTTTATTATGGGACATTACAGGAGGAATAATAAAAAAGCAATATGAAAAAAACAGTAATAGCATTTGGCGGTTTTTATGAAAGTAAACATGACGCCATTATAGAAAACCAAACTGAATTTTGGTTTGAGTGTAAAGATGATGAAAGCACCGATTATATAGATTTTTTTAATTGGAGTGCTATTCATCAAAGTTATATGGTTAATTACGTGGATAAGTTTAAATCTTACATTTTAGATGAATATAAAATAAATATCAGGTTTGTAGATCTAAAGTTAGATAGCCCAAAATACTATAATTACAGTACTGATCAAATTGAATGCACTGTTAAAGATAGTGAAATTGATCTTTTAAATAATACACTATTAAAAGACCAGAAATTTTTAGACTATTTAAAACAAGCTACACAAAGTTATGACGGCTATCATTCATTTTATACTTATGATGACGCCTTAAATAATAAAAAAGATTGTTTGAGTTTATATACTTTAAGTTATTTAGCTAAAAGGTTTAATGAAAACTTATCTGAAATGGACTTTGACGTTGTATTAAGTAAAGAAGGCCAAAAAAGACAAAATCGTATAAATAATGAGATGAAAGCAAAAAAAGACTTTGAAAGTAAACAGCACAGCTTTCAATTCTAGTAGCATAAACCATGTTCCCTGCGCCGCGAGCCGCGTTGCGTGGCTCGCGGCTTTTTTTTCGCTTGTGGTTTTTTCGCTTGTGGTTTTCGCTTGTGGTTTGTTAGTGTTATTAAAATATATATATATAATACAACCTATACGTGTGTGGTAAATATATCACAGTTAAAATATTTTTACTTGCCTTTAAAATTATACTTGAACTTAAAGTCTAATTATGGTTTATAGGATATTAAAGGAGAATAAATATGAATAAAGAAATAAAACTAGAAATACACTTTGATGATGGTAGTGGTGATAAATGGTGGTATGAATTTACAGACCACAATTATGCTACTAATTTAGTTAATCTAAAAAATTGTCTTTTCAGGAATACTCTATCTGAAAACTGGATAACTAAAATTATCTCGAATAATAAAACTTATCAAAGTGACAAAGACATTATTAAATTTTTAGATGGTGCATTGTATGAATAAAGAAATACAATTAGAAATGCGGAATGTATTCGGGATAGATAGAATCTATCCCGTGTGCCACGTTGCTAATGCTTTGATTAAATTAAAAGATAAAAAAACTTTTAATAAAAGTGATTTAGATGTTTTTAAAGCATTGGGTTTAATAATCAAATGGAAGGCAGGTCAAATATGATAATTGATAGTAGCTGGTTTTATTTATTTCTAGCTGTTTCAGGTTTTATTATTCTATGGTGGTTTGATAGATGAAAACTTTTATATTCTATTGTACTAGCTTAGATCAGGGTTATAAAACATCTAAGACTATAACCGCTAAGACTTTGACACTTGCTAAACGTCAATTCAATCGTGACTATGATAATTTAAGAATAGATAAGACAATTCAAATTAGATAGACACTTATGACCACGAGCCGTGAAGCACGGCTCGTGGTTTTTTTCCGCTTGTGCATTCGCGTGTAGGTTGCACGCGAATTCCACCGTTGGTACCTCGATAGAGGTACCAACAGAAGATTAGAGATCGAAGATCTATATATTGTTATTTAGTATATATATAAAAGAATTATTATTATTAGTCTTTATTGTCGGATTTGGACGGTTAAAGCCCCTAAAACCATTATGGGATATACCCTTGATTATTGTCGTAATACGGAATAAATTAAAAAAATTCATATTGAGACTGAAAAAAAATTTTAAAAAAAATTTTTCAAATGCACATAAACCTAGAAAAAATTAAAAAATTGCCACCGGATGTCAAAAAAGACTTCTTTAAGATGTATCTTAAATATTCGGAAAAAAAGCAGCAGGAGACGATCCGAAAGGACTTTCTATCCTTCGTTAAGTATATTTGGCCTGATTTTATCCAGGGATACCACCATAAAATTGTTGCCGAGAAATTCAACGATATGGCGGAAGGCAAGCTTAAGCGATTGATCGTCAACATGCCGCCAAGGCACACGAAATCAGAATTCGCCTCATCTTTGCTTCCGGCCTGGATGATTGGCAGAAACCCTAAATTGAAAATTATCATGACCACCCACACTGGGGAACTGGCAGTACGCTTTGGCCGTAAAGCCAAGCACCTTATTGATTCTCCAGAGTATCAGAAATTCTTTAGCACGCGGCTACAGGAAGACAGTAAAGCGGCCGGAAGATGGGAAACGGCGCAAGGTGGAGAGTACTTTGCCGCTGGTGTGGGTGGAGCGATTACCGGACGGGGCGCGGACTTATTGATTATAGATGATCCACACTCCGAGCAAGATGCTATGAACTTAACCGCTCTGGAGCGAGCTTACGAGTGGTACACCTCTGGACCACGGCAACGTTTGCAACCGGGTGGAAAAATTGTTTGCGTGATGACACGTTGGAACACTAAAGATTTGACAGGCATGCTTATGCAGTCGCAAAAAGAAGCAAAGGCTGATCAATGGGAACTCGTCGAGTTTCCGGCGGTGATGCCGAGTGGTAAGCCAGTATGGCCGGAATACTGGAAGTTGGACGAACTAGAAACCGTTAAAGCTTCCTTATCACTTGGCAAATGGAATGCACAGTGGATGCAGAACCCAACATCCGAAGAAGGTGCAATCATCAAACGAGAATGGTGGAAGAAATGGGATCATGATTTTATGCCAAAGTTAGAGCATATCATCCAGTCCTATGATACTGCCTTCATGAAAAAGGAAACCGCGGATTTTTCTGCGATTACGACTTGGGGCGTGTTCCGCGAATCGGAAGACTTGCCTCCTAGTCTTATTCTCGTCGATGCCATTAAAGGCCGCTACGAGTTCCCTGCCTTACGAAGAAAGGCTCTGGAACAATATAAATACTGGCAACCGGAGACGGTTTTAATAGAAGCCAAAGCTTCAGGACTGCCACTCACCTACGAATTAAGAAATATGGGCATCCCCGTTGTTAACTTTACACCGAGCAAAGGAAATGATAAGCATACAAGAGTAAACTCGGTCGCACCGCTATTTGAAAGCGGGACCATATGGGCGCCCACTCACAAAGGGTTTGCACAGGAAGTCATTGAGGAATGCGCAGCATTCCCTTATGGCGATCACGATGACTTAGTAGATTCCATGACGCAAGCAGTCATGCGCTTCAGGCAAGGCGGACTAATACCGCATCCTGAAGACTATAAGGAAGAGAAAATTATTAGGGGGAAACAGGTGTATTATTAATGGCAGGCATAGAAGATTTATTAACAACTGAAAATATAG